CAAATCCTTGTTGTTGTTTATAAAGAACAATCTTCTATTGATGTAAAGTTGAAAGAAGAGACCATCTCTCTAGAAGACTTTGAGAAATTATTTGGTTAAAATTTCTTTTTGAAATAATTACGCCTATTTATTTTAAAGAAATGTAACATTTCCTATTAACAGGAGAGCGATAAGTCAATGGCTAAAAGTTTTGTCTCGGCGGGTGTTTTTACTAACGAAATTGATGCTTCATTTTTGGGGCCTGGAGTTGGTGCAATTGGTGCAGCGTTACTTGGAACGTCTGCAAAAGGACCAGCACACGTACCGGTTACAGTAACGAATTTTAGTGAGTTTACTCAATTTTTTGGTGACCTCGATCCCAACCACTTTATGGGCTATGCTGCTAGGGCATATCTTAAGAATGCAGGTGTACTTAATGTCGTTCGTGTCTTAGGTCCTTCTGGGCGTATTGTTAATGGTTCAGAAGTAACTCCTGGTTATTCTGCAGAAACCATGCAAGCAATTACTGTTGCGACGGGCTCGACAGGTGCCGTTATGGCACTGTTAGAAGTTACAGCTTCTCACACTCTTGTTGTCGAAGACAAGGGAAATGATGAATTCTTCATCTCTATTACTGGCTCTACTGCTGGCAGTGAAGAATTAGCTGGATTTACTGGCTCTTTCTTGACCAGCAGCGCAAATTATGTTCGAAAGATTTTGAATACGGATCCTTCTGAATTTGAATCGTCTGGATACTATTTGCGTGATACATACGATTATGCATTTAAAATTATGGCAGGCGGCAACGGAACCTATTCTTCTGCTAGCTATTCTGGCATGACGAATTTCGAAGAGCCCTTCAATAGCGGCTCTACTCCTTGGATTAAGTCGCAACTGTTTGGTGGAACAAGCGAATATAATATCTTCCGAATCCACACACTTGGCCATGGTGAGTCAGAAAATGGTAGATTCAAAGTTTCTATCAAAAATGTTAAAACCGCTACTGCTCCTGAAGTAAATGAGTTTGGGACTTTCGATTTAGAACTTCGACACTTCGAGGATGATGACGGATCTCCAGTTGTAGAAGGGTTCCCTAATATTTCATTAGACCCTGAGTCGCCTAGCTATATTTGTAGAGCTATTGGCGATCGCTATATGAGATACGATCCATCTGAAGACAAGATGACCGTTAATGGTAATTACGAAAATCGTTCACGATTGATTCGTGTTGAAATCACCACAGGCTCCTTCCCTGATTCTGCGCTTCCTTGGGGCTTCAGAGGTTTGGATAAGCCAGCGCTTAGTTTTACTGGCAGCTTCCCAGAAGTAGATGATGGTGTTCTAGATCTTCCTTTGGTTTCTGATCTTTTGGATAAAAAGACTCAATCAGAATCTAGCAATAGATTCTATTGGGGTATGGAAACCAAGCTATCTGGTTCAGTTAGGTCGAGGTTAACTAAACTACCAAAGATGACCGGATCTGATACAGACTTTAGTTTGTCAAATGTTTCTGGTTCTTCACTGAGTAACTTGGTTTATAACTCTAGTAACCCTGGAGACAACCTTAAATCTCCTGGAGATACCACTGGTGATACAGTACTCGCTCCAGCGGTAGCTAAATTCACTGTACCGGTAGCGTTTGGATTTGATGGATTCGATAGGAGACTCTCAAATCCTCTAGATAACGAAACACAACTTGCCGCAGTAACTCAGCTTGGAACGCAAGCGTTACGACAAGCAGTGGATATCATTTCGGATCCTGATTTTATCGACATCAATCTGTTAGCCCTCCCAGGCATCTATAGTAGTAAGGTTGTTGATTATGCCATTGATTCCATGGACCCGGTATCTGATGGTAGAGGAGATGCATTCTATATCCCCGATCTTACCGGAAGTTTCGGAGTAACCGCAAATGGTGAGCCTCTAGTTGATGGTGTAAATTCTACCATTCAACACGTTAAAGGTCGTGGATTTGATTCTAATTATGCTGGAGTTTACTATCCTGGTATTAAAATATTTGATCCAGTGAATAGCTCTGCTATAGCAGTACCACCTTCTGTTCCTGTGCTTGGTGTCATGGCATACAATGACCGTGTGGCGTTCCCTTGGTTTGCCCCAGCAGGACTCAACAGGGCAGGACTTGGACCTGATACAATTGGGTTTGAGGTCCTTAATCTTTGCGATCAACTAAAGCAAGGAGATAGAGATGCGTTATATGAAAATAGGATCAATCCTATTGCACGATTCCCTGACGTTCCTCAAGGTGTCATTTGGGGTCAAAAGACGCTTCAACGTAAGCAGTCTGCTCTTGACAGAATCAATGTGCGACGATTGCTGATTCGTGCTAAGAAAGTTATTGCGTCTGCGGTTAAGTTCTTGGTATTCGAACCAAATAATGCTACTACGCAAACTAGGTTCCGTCAATTGGTTAACCCGATTCTTTCGGAAATTCAGCAAAAGCAAGGTCTAGAAGCCTTTAGGGTAGTTATGGATGAAACCACAAATACTCCAGAACTTGTAGACAGAAATATTTTGGCTGGTAAAATATTCTTGATTCCTACTCGTGCTGCTGAATTTATCAGTATTGATTTCGTAATCAGTCCAAGTGGAGCTTCGTTTGACGAATAATTGATGGAATAACTATTTATAATAAATTGGTTAATGGAGATTATACAAAACAATGGCTGAAGTACTTGAAGTTCAACAGTTACTAGCTGACACCTACGAACCTAAACGAAAGTTTAGATGGATCGTTGCCATCAATGGAATCGATGCGTTTACTGCAAAGACAGCTTCTCGTCCACAAATTATGTTTGATGAGACCGTAATTGATTACGTTAATGTGAAGAGATATTTATCTGGTAAAGGAACTTGGTCTCCAATGAACCTTTCTCTTTATGACCCTATTGTTCCCTCTGCTTCTCAAAAGGTTATGGAATGGATTCGACTTAACTTTGAGAATGTTACTGGTCGTATGGGTTATGCTCAATTTTACAAAAAGACCATCAATCTTAAACTCCTAGATCCAACTGGGGCGGTTGTGGAAGATTGGGAGCTTCAAGGTACATGGGTTCAAGATTCGAACTTCAACGACCTAGACTACTCAGTGAGTGATCCTGTAGATATTGCGCTCGTTTTGCGCTTTGATCAAGCTGTCCTTCAATTTTAAATCGCCCTCGTTATTTCAATACTTGGGTAGAGGGCCACCTTTCGGTGGCCTTTCTTTTGCTTTAGTACTATTTATACATAGCTCGCCTGCCATGCGTAGAAGGAGTTTCGAACTCGTCGAAAGGCGAGTTTAGCATTTTTGGAATGAAATTATCTGACGCAATCTTAAATGAAGAAAAGCTATCTGGAGAACTAGGTAGAATAAGGAAGCTGTTTGTAAACGGCTTCAAAATGTTTTTGAAGGGCAAGAGTAGAAAAATAAGATTAGATTTTCTCGAAGAAGTAATTGATGATACAATATCGAAAGCAGAAATTAAATTTCTAATCTTGAGACTTCAACGAGGGAATCAAAAGAAAAAGAAACAGGAGTAATTTATGAGCGAAACCCCCCCAATTCAAACAAACGAAGTTTTTCAAGAACCGCCCCCACAGGCCCATTCCCAACCAGTCGTACAAACTAGGCAACATTCAGTACCAGTAGAAAGCGTTGCTTTACCAAGTAAAGGAAAGCTTTACCCACTTGATCATCCGTTGTGTAATGAAGAACATGTAGATATTAGATGCATGACAGCTCGTGAAGAGGACTTGCTTACGTCTGCTTCTCTTATAAAAAATGGCACTGTAATGACCAGGTTGATTTCTGCGTGTCTGATGAATAAAACCATCGACCCAGATTCCCTCCTTCCGGGCGATAGGAATGCGATTTTGATTGCAATTCGTGTTACAGGGTATGGTGCAAACTACTCCGTTAAGTTAAGCTGTCCGCACTGTTCGCAAGAGTACGAAAAAGACTTTAGTGTAGCTAGGCTAGGAATTAAGTCATTGGGAGAAAATCCCGTTCAACCTAACTATAATTTGTTTAAATTTACATTGCCCCTAAGCAACGAAGAGGTTCATTTTAGGCTCTTGACAGGCAAAGATGAACTAGAAATAGAAAAAGCCCAAGCTCGAAAAAAGAAGCTTGGAATTCAAGTTGAGCAAGGGGTTACATCAAGGTTGATACAATCTATCGTATCTATCGGCTCAGATAGAGAGCCTGAAATAATTAGCAAAGCTATTAATCAAATGCGAGCTGGTGATGCTCGTGCGTTACGTAAGCATATGGCGGAAATCTCACCTTCTGTCGATATGACTCAAAAGACTGAATGCAGTCATTGCGGTGAAGAAAGTGAGGTAGAAGTGCCTT